ATAATAGATATACAGGAGGAGCCGAAGTCTCGGTCATCTTCCTATGGAAAGAAATCAAGTTTGCAAAGATTGAGGAATATTGATGGCAAAGAAGAAAAAGATAAATAGGTTCACCGATGACGTTGTAAGCAGTAATATTGTGCAAACCTACGGAGACGTTGTAAGAACTGGATCTGAGGTATTAGATAACCTCAATAACCTGCAAGTTATCGGTATCTCCCCAGCCCTAGACATAGCGTTGGGTGGAGGACTGAGAGAGGGTAGCTGCGTTGTCATGACTGGCGACCCCAAGAGTGGCAAGACCACGACAGCCTTGCACTTCGCTGCTAAATGTCAAACGCTTGGCAAAAAGGTGATTTATGCCAACACAGAAGGGAGACTAGCCAAGCAGAACTTTGAAGGCATCAAAGGGTTAGACTCAGACAAGATTCTCATTATAGAGTCTACAGACGATAGAATACTGTCAGCAGAAGACTTTTTAAACATTCTCGAATACTACATCAACAATGACCCGTCATGTTTAATTATTGTTGACTCTATGTCAAACATGGTTCCTAAAATCGAACTTGAGGGCGAAGTGAGAACTGGGGTGCGTAACGCCTTACCGAGGCTATTGTCTATGTTCTTCAAGCGTATCGGTGGGTCAGTAACAAAAAACAAAACAATATTAATCTGTATTACCCACAACATTGCAAACACTGGTGGTAGTAGATTCGCGCCACACAAAATGGCTGACTGTGGGAACATGCTGCAATATCAGGCTGGCACTAACATGGTTATCACACACCGTGGCAAGTGGCAAGTTCCAGCGCAGACCGGCCCTCACGTAGGGCAGATAGTAAACTGGAGCATCAAAACATCCAACGCTGGAGGTATTCCAAATTCAACAGCAGAAAGCTGGATCAGATACGGAATCGGCCTTGACGAGGTTCAGGAGGTGGTTCAGATTGCCTGTGAGTTTAGACTTATCAAAACAGCAGGAGCTTGGTATACGATCCAATGTGCCCTAGACGAAATTACAGATCCGGTAATAGCCAAGATACTAAAAGACAACGAGGTTGGAGAAAAAGAAGAAGACATTGAAAGGTTCTTCAAGTTTCAGGGGGTTAATAATCTTACTGAGTTCCTGAACGAAAACCCGCTTATTTGTGATTTTATATACATGCAGGTTAAGGAGCTGTTTTGAGAGTAGTAGGCTTAAATGGCAGAGGGTATAACCTAAACCTATCAGGTTACGACGTAAAGGCCAACGATAGCCGTAAGAGATCAAGTCATCATATTAGGGCTAGGCGTCTCATAAGAGAGACCTATCATAGCTACAGGGTTTTAGAGGAGATGAAGCTTCCCGGAAGTACCTCGCCAAACAAGAAATCCGTTTTGTATTTAGATTTTTTCATTCCTAACATACGAAAAGCTTTTGAGGTGCATGGAAGACAGCATTACGAACATATACCATTTTTTCATAGCACAAAAGCAGATTTTTTACTTGCAAAAGCCAGAGATGAAGATAAAATAGAATGGTGTGAATTAAATAACATTGAACTGGTAACATTGAAATATTCAGGAGGTGATGATGAGTGGAGAAACGCAATTAAAGGCGTCTGAGAGGCTAGCAGAACACATTAAATCTGTAGAAGAATACGTGGCAATGTCCAACGTATCTTACTCCTCTTTCAACGCTGACTACATAATATGTACCAATCTCACAAAAGACGATATGTCAAAAATGACATCTCAGGAAATGTTCGATAACGCATATCTTCTATATGGGTATTCTACATACATTCAAGATGAAATAAACAAAAATAAAGTTGCCTTAAGCTGGTGTAATGACCAAATAGAAAAGCTGGTCGCAGCCAACATAAACAATTTCGATCAATACACCAAGCACGATGTTAAGAGGCAGCTCATCGTAAGAGAAAACAGCTATGCCGCAAGCGTGGATCAGATGCGGATTGTGGCAGAGTCTAGATTACAGTCCTTAGAGGGCAAGACATACGAACTTAAGCGCCAAGCCGATATTTTATTAGAAAGGGCAAAGAGACTATGAAACCAGAAGACTTAAGCATCGAGGAACTTCAAAAGCTACTCGCTAAAAAGCTGCCGCCTGAAGCCAGCAAAGAGGTTAATGAAGAGGCCGAAGACGACGTTGTGATCGGAGAAGATTTTAAGGTTGTTAGAAAGGGATTGAAAGGCCCCAGAAAAGAACCAGTTAAAGCAGGAGATAATCAGTGGAAAGATACGGGAGAGATGTCAGAAGTGAAAACTCCCGACATTAAGCTCACCCCTAGAAATAGAAAAGCAATAATCAATCTAGAGAGGGTTTGTCATGTCTGTGGTAAAAAAATCAGTATTCACCCTAGCTTGATAAGCGGGGAATTTATCCGCTGCAATAGCTGCATAGGAAGATAGTATGGAACAACATTTAACAGATGCTGGAGCAGAAAGAGCGTTGCTAGCAGGGTTATTTCAGTTCGGCATTGATGCTTATGTTGAAGTTGCAGACATAGTTGATTCGCATACGTTTGGCCTCCCCAATAACCAAATATTATTTAGTTGTGTTAAGAAGGTTATTGAGGATAATCTTAATGTTGACTTACCAGCGGTTCTGTCGGCAGCATCTCACCTCGGGCACGCTGAGAGGGTTGAAACAAAACAAGAGCTTCAGTATATCAAGTCGCTTTTTGAGTTTCCAGTTAGTCAAGAAAACATATTCAACTTTGCGGTACAAATCAAGAAGTTTGAGTTTGCCAGAAGGATTAAAAAGCTAACCACTAACATCCACAAGGATGTTGACGGTATAAATGGTAGCGAAAGCATTGATGATATCATACGGCTACTTGAAGAGCCCGTCATGGATTTTTTGAGAGAGGACGACGGAGGTGAAAGACCTGAACTAATAGGCGATGGAATACAAGACTATCTTGAATACCTAAGCGAAAACAAATGTGACGTCATCGGCGTGCCTACGGGGTTTCCAAGATATGATAATGCTATCGGCGGAGGCCTCAGACGTAAGTGTGTTGACTTGGTTGCGGCAAGGCCAAAGGTGGGTAAGAGTGTTTTTGCTGATAACGTCGCTATCAACGTAGCAACTAATGGAATTCCAGTCCTAGTATTGGATACTGAAATGTCTAAAGAGGATCACCTAAATAGAATCATCGCCAACCTTAGCGGAGTGCCAATCAACGAAGTGGCGACAGGTAAGTTTATAGACGACGATGAGAAAAACCAAAAAGTACACCAAGCAGTAGAGCAAATGGAAAATATGCCTTACAACTACGTGAGTGTTGCTGGCAAGCCCTTTGAGCAGATATTAAACATTATAAAAAGATGGATTATCCAAGACGTTAAGCAAGATGAAAATGGAAGAACCAATGATTGTGTAGTTGTGTATGATTACCTCAAATTGATGTCATCAAACTCTATTACAAACAACATACAGGAGTACCAAGCTCTTGGTTTTCAGATTACCAACCTGCATAACTTGGCAGTTAAATACGATTTCCCATGTTTATCTTTTGTGCAGCTAAACCGTGATGGTATAACAAAAGAGTCCACAGACGCAGTTAGCGGCTCAGATAGGCTCATATGGCTTTGTACTTCGTTCTCAATATTCAAAATTAAATCGTCGGAAGAGCTGGCTGAGGACGGGCCAAGAGCGGGCAATAGAAAACTAGTGCCTATTGTCTCTAGGCATGGAGCTGGTCTTGATGACGGTGACTATATCAACATGAGGATGGACGGCGAATACGCAAGACTTAACGAGCTTAGAACAAGAAACGAGTTCCTAGTCATGCCATCGGATGATATTGGATTAATTGAGGGTGAAGATTTAGATAACATTAACGAGGAAGTGGAACAGAATGGACTTGAAGAGGATCAAAAAGCTCCTTGGGAGTAACCTAGAACTTATCTTCAGTGAGCTTGAAATAGATTTCCAAAAGAACGGAGAAAATATTACCTGCTCTTGCCCAGTGCATGAAGACAGCGACAACCCAAACAGCTTCTCTTACAATATCGATAGAGGTATATGGAGCTGCTGGACTAGAGGTTGCCATCAGGATAACGGCAATGACATTTTTGGTCTAATCCGAGGGGTTCTATCCACGCAAAAGGACGAGGACGTGGGTTTTAGTGGTGCTTTAAAGTGGGCATGTAAAATACTAAACATCGATAACAAGCAGGTTACTGTGGAAAAGAAGGAAGAAGATGACCACTTTGTAGCAATGGTTAAAGTTTTTTCCAGCGAGAAATCAGAGGAGTCAGAAGATCAGGAAGCCTCTATAGATTGCAGTGTATCACATCCATCCGATTACTTTCAAAAGAGAGGTTTTTCAGAAGGAACGCTGCTATACTTTGAGGTTGGCGACTGCCTGCAAAAAAGATCGTCTATGGTTGCTAGAGCAATTGTACCAGTACACTCTCTTGATGGATCTAAGGTTGTAGCATACATAGGTAGGTCTACTAGAGACTTCATAAAGCCAAAGTTTTTATTTACCAGAGGCTTTAACAAAAGCAAGTATCTATACAATTACCACAGAGCCATAAACAAAGCTAAAGAGACGTCTTGTATATTTATAACAGAAGGACAGGGCGACGTCTGGAAACTTCACGAGGCTGGCGTTGAAAATGCAATAAGCATATTTGGAAAGTCTCTAAGCCCAAAGCAAAAGACTATCCTTGAAAACAGCGGAGTAACGAAGCTTGTGATCCTGACAGACAACGATCAGGCTGGAAGAGAGTCTAAGATAAAGATACAAAGAGAGATGAGTAGAATGTTCAAGGTTATATTTCCAAGGATGTCTACCAAAGATGTTGGAGACATGACAGTAAAACAAATAGAAGAAAATATTTTACCTCAACTGGAAGGAATGTATTGATGGTCAAAATTATAGGGATATCTGGGAAAAAGCAGTCAGGTAAGAATACCGCAGCAAACTATATTCATGGCCTTATCTTGAAGTCTAAAAATATAATTGAAGACTTTGAGGTCAACCGCAAGGGCCAGCTAATTATTAAAACCGCCGTCAGTGGAGATGAAGAGTACGGAGTTTTGGACATCACCAGAAAGGATAATAACTTTGTTGAGTATGCGCATCATAATTTATGGCCTTACGTGAAGCTGTACAGCTTTGCTGACGGACTAAAGAGCCTATGTATGCAATTCTTTGGGTTGTCGTTTTCTCAAACGTATGGAACAGACGAAGAAAAGAATACTCTGTCTAGTATCAAATGGGAGGATATACCAACGTGGCAGAATAGTAGCCTCAATACCAATAGAGGTCTCATGACCAGCAGAGAGTTGCTACAATATTTTGGAACAGATATAATGAGACAAATGTACACTAACATATGGGTTGACTACACAGTCAATACGATACAAAGAGAACAAAGCCAGCTGGCTATACTAGCTGATGTTCGTTTTCCTAACGAGGTAGAAGCGGTACAGAAGGCCGGAGGCAAAGTAATAAGGCTCACACGAGAGATTGCAAGCGATGCGCACTCAAGTGAATGTGCATTGGACGAAGACAGGTACGACTGGAAGAATTTTGATTTCATCGTAGATAACACGGACGGGCTAAAGGGTCTCTTTAGTCAGATAGAAGATATTTCTAATAAATTGGAGTTTACATGTTAGTCACGTATATAAGAAGTTCTAGTTTTAACAACTATTCTTTTTGTCAAATGCAGTACTTTTTAACATATACCTTGGGGCATCAGTCCGCATCTGGTAAAAAGGCGCAGCTTGGAACTATTGTACACAAGGTCATGGAGGTACTGGCGGGATGCCAACAGTTGATTCAAAATAAAAAGAAGATGCTTTTGATTGACGACGCGCTGGGTGAAATTAAATTCACTAAGAAAAAACTGGCAAGTGATAAATTTGTTAACGATTTAGTCCAAATGAGCTATGATTGGTACACAGGAAACTGCACGCACCACTATACCAAAGGTGACTATAAATTTTGTGAAGAGACCACTTGGGAGGCGTTAAACCATAGCGAGGGAACTTTTGACCCAAGAAATAGAAAGATTGTAGCATCTGAGCCACACTTTGATATTGTTATAGATGAACCTTGGGCTAAATTTGACTACACGCTTGCTAACGGAGAGAAGCTAGAGGGTCAGCTAGCCATAAAGGGAACCATTGATATGGTTACTGAGGTGTCAGATGGAACCATAGAGGTGGTTGACTGGAAGACTGGAAGAAGAATAGACTGGGCTACGGGAGAAGAAAAAACATACGAAAAATTATGTTCAGACCCTCAGCTGTTACTTTACAATTATGCCATCTCAAAGATGTTCCCAGAATACGAACAAGCCATTATGACGATCTTTTTTATTAAGGACGGTGGCCCGTTTTCCCTTTGTTTTGACAGCAAAGACAGAGAAAAGTTCCTAGAAACGCTTAAACTCAAATTTCAGCAAATCAGCAGAAATCAAGAGCCAAAGCCCCTTTCTTACAACAGAAGCCACTGGAAATGCACAAAGCTTTGTCATTTTTACAAAAACAAGTGGCCGGGAACAGACAAGAATATGTGTATATATACAGAGGAGCACCTTAAAAAGCACGGAATGGATAAAACCGTCGCAGAGTGCACCGCCGAAGGATTTAGCGTGGGCCATTATGAGGCTCCGGGATAAGGTAAGACTATGATTGAAGTAGAAATTACAGAGGAAATGAAGAAGAACGCTTGGGCGAAGTCCCGCGAAATGGGGGTTATCAAAAACTCTATCATGAGCGGAGATGGAAACATAGCAGGATTCTTAGGAGAAGAGGTGGCAAATACTATTATCAAAGGTAAGATAAATAATACCTATGACTACGACATCATTACTGATGATAATATTAAGTATGATGTTAAAACCAAAAGGTGTACATCGCCACCTAAACCTTTTTACGATTGTTCAGTCGCCAATTTTAACACAGAGCAACGATGTGACAGGTATGCCTTTGTTAGAATAGAAAACAAAAACAATAGATGGGGAAGAGCTTGGGTTCTTGGCTGGCTAGATCATGACGACTACTACACCAAAGCCCGAAAATTAATCAAAGGTCAAATTGACCCATCAAATAATTTTGTTGTGAGGGCGGACTGTTATAACGTTGCTATATCAAAATTAAATAAATTCTCAGGAGAACACAATGATAGACTTCATTTACAACAGAAGGAGCTTTCTTAGAGTAGGAAGCATTGGTGCTAGCTTAAGCGCGGTAGGTCTATCAGACCACGCTTTTTCACAAGATGGAGCGGTCGCATACAAAGACAAGACAGTGGTCTGGCTGTGGCTTGCGGGTGGGCCAGCTCAATTTGAGACATTCCACGCACCGTTAGATAATGTCCCCTCAGAGTGGCAGCCAGCGAATGGAAAGATATATGATTCAAAGACCAACATCTCTCTTGGCGCCGATTGGCAAGAACTTTCCAAGCATACAAGCAAACTGAACGTAATAAACTCTTTCAGCCATAAAGACTCTTCCCACAGGCAGGGGACTCACTTTATGATGACTGGACATTATAATGCAGATAGAACTACTACGTCTATGACAAAGCACCCTTCTTTTGGGTCTATCATATCTGCTTCCTATGGAACTAACCATCCAGAAAACGGTATGCCCACCTATGTAAAGCAGGGTAAAATAGAGGGGGATGAGGGATCTTGGCTTGGGGGTGCGTATAAACCGTTTGACCCATCCAACAAAGATAATCTTACTCCTCGAATAGAAATGGATAGGTTCACTAGCAGAAAGAGCTTGTTAAACGCTCTGGACGCAACTAGAATTTCTGGTAACGGAGCAAAGTCCTCAGAGTTCTATAAGGGCCAAGCCTACGATGTGATTCTAGGTTCAGCTAAAGATGCTTTTAATCTAGACAAAGAAGACGAAAAAACAAAAGCCCTGTATGGCTCTAGCACTATAGGAACTCAATTGTTACTTGCTAGAAGGCTTGCGGAATACGGGACTCGTTTTGTTACACTTAGTTACGGCGGGTGGGATATGCATAGTAACATATCTCAAGCCATGAAAACTAGAGTTCCCCCAGTTGACAAAGCAATAGCCGGATTCTTACAAGACATTTGGGATCGTGGATTAAACGAGAAAATCATTCTTGTTGTGACTGGCGAGTTTGGAAGAACTAAAATTAACGCAAACTCTGGTAGAGATCACTGGCCTTCAATTACCCCAATGCTCATGGCTGGTGGAGAATATCAATCTGGCAGAACAATCGGCAAAGCAGATAGATCATATAGCCCAATAGCAAACCCCGTTGGGCCGCTCGATCTTCAGGCAACCTTATTCGATCACTTCGGAATAGATAAAGACACCATGAGGGTAGACAACGGTGGTCGCCCAAGATATTTGTTAGAAGGTGAAGCTAAGGTCATACTGTAAAGGAGTTAGAATGAAATTTTTAAAACCATTAATGGCCGCTTTCCATCTTTCAGGGATATTATTTTTTTTAGTAGCATCAGCTATTTGTTTATTGGCTTGGTGGAAACTGGGCTGGATATTTGGTTAGACATCAATAAAGAAGGAAACTATGACAATTAAATTAACAGAAGCGGCAGCGTCCGAAGCCAAAAAGTATATTGAAGATAGTAAAGAAAAATACTTAAGAATTGGAGTAAAGGGAGGCGGCTGCTCTGGCTTTCAATATGATCTTAAGGTAAGCCGTGAATATGATGAAGAAAAAGATACACTGTCTCACCAACATGGTGTAGATGTTATCGTAGACAAGAAAAGTGCGTTATATTTAGATGGCATTACGCTAGATTATTATAATGACATTGCAAAGAGAGGGTTTACTTTTGACAACCCCAATGCAGTGAAGTCTTGCGGCTGCGGAAGTAGTTTTCAGGCATAATAGGTTACTTTTATGAACAATAAAAATGAATACCAATATGGCTTCCATGACACCAATGTGAATGTGGAGACATTTGACAAGGGTCTGAGCGAAGATGTTGTTCGTCGAATTTCTGAAATAAAAAATGAACCAGAATGGATGCTGGAGTATCGACTAGAAGCCCTTGATATATTTTACCAAAAGCCGTTACCAACATGGGGTGGCGACTTAAGTGGTATAGACTTTAATAATATTATTTATTATGTAAAGCCCTCGGATAGACAAGAGAATGATTGGGATGATGTTCCTGATGAAATCCGAAAAACATACGATAAGCTAGGCATCCCCGAAGCTGAAAAGAAATATCTAGCTGGCGTGAAAGCTCA